GTAAAAAGAAAAAACAGGTAAGTAACTGCAGGAAGTACACCACAGTCCAGACTAAACGACATCATCGAAATTTGAAGAGGAAAACATTTCATCATTCTCTGCTTCTCTCTTCCTCTTTGTCTCAATTAGAAATCTAAGGGAAAGCGGCTTTCTCACAAAAAAGTTGAGAAAGACCTTCCCGAATATAGTGGAGTACTCATCAATAAAGTCATCAAAGAACTTGTTTGTCACTGCAGAATCAACTGAGATACCAGGCTTGAATGGCATCTTCACATAGTCTAGCCAGGACAGATCTTTCAGTGATGCATCTGTGAACTCTTCCAGAGCCAGTCTCTGATGATCTTCTGATGTGGCTTCAGATTCATCATCAGACGCTTCAGACGCATCTCTAAACATGAACTCAAACATTTCTAAATCTTCTGGCGTCATCATCTCTTGAGCTGCCATCCTCATAAAACTTGAGGTGTCAGAGTCACTATCATCATTCGTGACTATCTGATCTGCAGATTGCTCAAACAAAGAATCAAGATTTGGAAGCTTGTTCAAGCCCATCAACCTTCTTCTAAGCGTGTCACATGTCCAAGACTCATAATCTGGATTGCTAAGGATCTCATCTTCTATTTTCCTCACTTGCATTCTATCACTGCGAAGCCATGTAGATACATGGTCATTGTTATCATCCGTGTCACTCTTTTTGTGAGTGTCATTTGATCCCAAGTCTCGTGTTTTCACACGGTAGGAAAGTATTGTGTACTTCCTTCCTAGGTCGTAATTGACCAATCTTATGGTGTTGTAATCTGTCACCTCTAGCTTCATCCCAGCTGTAGAAAGCTCAGGCAGTCCTTTGAGCTTTGTAAATTCCACTTCAACAGATCTAACATGTTTGGTCCTAACCATTCTCCTGACATTAAAATCCCAGTACTTAGAGTCGTGCCTCCTGATCGGATGAAGGACTGTCCACCCTAAGTCTTTGATGAAGTCCCACAGTGTGTGAGACATGTGTGACAGCTCAACCTCATTCACACAACTTATCTTCTGAACTATGGAATCCTGAGCAAGAATTTCGACTCTAAAGCCTTCCATCAGACCAGTGTAAACTGCTTTTCCTTTGTACAGTCCCTGATGCAGTGTTTGTCTCACTGAGAAGTAGCCAATAACACCAAGTCTGAACCTTTCGATCAGCGCTGGTATTACAGACTTGAGAACTGATGATTGATCAGCCATTTTAGCATACTTGATCATAACACTAAGAGCTATCTGACTCTGCGACAATTCATACATGTCCTTCGTCAGTTCAGCGCTTGCGAATGGATCAATATTCATAGCTAGTATTTCTTCTATTTTCTCAGCTTTGTTGTGAACAAGTGGCGCCCTCAGACACCTCCATATTCTCTCAGTTAGTATCTGCATTGCAGTTCTAGCATCATCAACTGTATTGACAGCCACATAATTGAGTTTCTGACCTTTCCACTGACAATTTTCCACCATTGATCTCACAATGTCTATTGGAGAGCTCACTACATTGCTGGGTGCGTAGGTTCTGACAGTCTTCTTTTTAGCTGATACAGATATGATGAAATTCCTGAGTGACATATGATCATTGAATGGTGATAATGTTAGAGTCTCTTCTGCAGTGTCACATATCCAGGGAAATTTCTGTTTGTAATGATTTAAGACAAGATTGTGCGAAAATCTAGTCCCCTTGACATCTGGTATGTCGAACCACAATCTTTGGAGAACTTGAAATAGTGTCACTGACTGCACCACACTGTTGGTGGATATGTCTAACTTGCTAGCAACAGACCTGCGGTTTATGTATGCCCCTAACGAGCTCGTCTTGTAATTGTTCAAAACAGAAAGAACAGAATCATAGAAGTTGCCAAATGGGAATAGCCACTTGTAATCTCTTATAGTCTCTGTGTTCAGAGAGTTCGCGATGCCAAAGAATGTTTTGTGCGTGTGACTGGCTCCCATCATCCCTTTTGATTGCAGTATCACAGCATCTTGCAATATGTAAGATGAAGCTGCGTGAAGTCTCGAATCAGTCTGAAAGCTCATTGACTCTGACAAAGCAGGATTGGAAGCCTGTATCTTCAGCTTCATCAGGCTATCATAGGTGGTTGATGTTTCTCTATAAAGGTTGATGAGGTTCTCTTCGACATAGCTTCTCAGTTCCGAGTCATTTATTCTAAGAGCCTGTTTGAATGCATAATACTTTGCAGATTGGCCAAACGATATATATGTTCTGACAGTTGGCTTGCCATCTTCTGTGAACTCAAAATTTTCATCTTTGTAGAGTCCAAGGTGCATATTTCTAAAATGAGGATTTGAACAAGCCATGTAAACAGACATGTCTGTTCCGAACATGCCACAACACAAAGGATGTTCTAGCAGGAAGAATCCTATGGCAGGATGCGGTGATTCTAGAAGTGTTTGCCTGTATTTCTCCCACATTCTATTTGTTCTGAGTCCGAGGGTCTTGTAGTGAGCACTCAATTGTCCAAACTGGCACACATTGCAAAGCATGATATTCCCACTATGTTCAAACAGATTGTTCCTCAAATTTGCGTATGTGTTGTACCTATCATCTAGCTTAGAGTTTGGATGGGTCTTCACACATGCTGCAACGAATTTAATGCTAGGCGTGATTAGAGTGTTTTTGTAGTACCACAGAGAATTGAACTCCTCCACATTTGAGTGTCCGGACGTCGAACTCTTTTCAACACTCTGTTTAGCAGCGAACAATGGGTACAGCTTTGCCTTAGCTTCAGTGAACACACTCATTAGCATCCTTAGATTTTGTGAATTTAGCTGCGATGATTGTTTCTCTGTGGCATCTGCTGGTTCTTTTTCCACAACCACAGAAAGTATGCAGGATGAATCATCAGAAGAAACCTTTGTTGTGGATATTATTCTCATTTCTCTGCTGGACAAAGAATACGTCTTGGATAGCACGCTGCGCAATGAGCTCACTGACATCTCTTCCCACATATACAGGAAGCCAGAATGCAGCAGGCTTGATGTGTAATGTAGGATTCCTTGCATCATATTAGATTGGTTCTTCAACATTCTTGATCTTGGCTCTAGCAGATCAGAGTGGTTGCTGAGACCCATGTATTGATCTTTAAGCTCATTCATCCCTTCATCAAACCCTTTAACTTCTGGATGCATGTCATATAGATCCAAAAGCTGGTGCGGCAATTCTAACTTTTTGTTGGTGACCATGTTTAATACAAACATGACAGGTTCAATGAATTCATCAGGAAGCAGACGAGAAAGGAAGCAGCCAAAGACTGGCATAACAAACCTCTGGGCCCAGGTCGTAGCGTCATCGGAATTTATGACTGTTGCAGAAGTTCTACTAGGCTTCAAGTGAGACATCATCTGCTGGAAATGCTGATCAGTTCTGTTCAATTTTTTGTCTCCTTTTGTCAACATTTCATTGTCCATCTCATCACAGATGGTCCTGCAGATGCTCTCTACAAAGTGGACGACTATTCTGCATCTAAACTCAAGGACAAAGATCTCTCTAACCCCTCCTATCTGCAGTTTCTTGAACAAATTGCTGACTATCCCTCCATAATCACGCTGAACCTGTTTTGCCAAAGTGCCAACTTGTTTCATTACCCTATAGTCCATTCCTTTCTCCATGAGATGTATGCTAGCTTCCAAACAGGTCACTCTCTCATTCTCTTTCGAGTCTCTGATGTGCTCGAACCTGCTCAAATCTCCAGTTGCAGATTTCTTCATGGTTGCTAGCTTTTCTATGTCTCGCCCTAGGAGCTTTTCAGTGCATTTATTAAGTATCCAGGATTTGTGTCCTGGATGTCTCTCTTCAAGCTTTCGTGCTAGTGTGTCTCCTATTGCACAAACAAAATCAGTGTTGAACTCATGAGACCTTAGATCAGCTGGATTGTTGGAAGTTCTTCCCATGTTTTCCTTTTTTGCATCTCTCATCTTCAACTCTTCACTAATTACTTTTTGGAATATTTTCAGATAACCATGCATCTCTTTTGAGTCTTCTTTATTGTGCAAGACCCCAAAGTATGATAGATTCAAAGCAATCTCAAACTTTCCCACTTCTTTCCCTGTCACCCAGGATATAACAGCACAATCTTTGTCAAGTGTCTTGTCAAATTCTGTTATGTCAAACTCGTCAAGAGAAGTATATCTTTTGCCCGGTTTCATGTTTGCTAGACAATTAATGACTCGCTTTCTCATCCAGATGCAGAGCCTGCTCCTTGAAAACTCTTCCCACTTAGAAAGTATTTTTAATGGATTGTGATTTATGAAGTTGTCCATGCACACTTCCATATATGCATACCTAACTTGCTGAACTTCTTTGCTTGTCTGCTCTTTGCCTTCCAACCAAAATAGAAGGCTAGCATTGAAATGCTCGTGGCAGTCTTCTGGAATATCTTCAAATTCAGCAGTGAGATAAGTTGAATGCAATGACATCCACATGGCAAACAATGACATGGCCTTTTCTCTTACGTACAAATAGTGAGTGCACGAATGCGGGTTCAGGCTGACGAATTCACTTATGTAGACGTCTCCAAAGTCATGCATGGTCTTGAAAGGAAGATCAAATTTTTCAATCATATCTTCCTTCTTAACCAAGACAGAGAAGAAAATTTGTGAATTTGGGTTTGTAGGCTTAATCAGCAAGTGTATTCCGAGCATAGGAAGAGACTTGAGTATGAACTCACCAGAATTGCAGTACTGTTGTCTCGATATGTTCACTTCTTGGACAATGTAATCTAATTGTTCTAGTGCCACTCCAAGATTACTTCGTGAGAATCTGTCTACGAACCCAGTTGAGTCATCAGTGAATTTATTGTAAGTGGATCCCTGGTTCATGATCTCCAGAGCTCTGCTGTGTAGTGTTTCCAGGTCAGAGAACAGTGGTGAAAAATCCCACTCTAGTTCTTTGACTTTAAAGCTCTTTACAAATCTGTCTATATCGCTCACATCCACTGATGAGGAAAAGCCTTTTGACTTCTCATCAATCAGAGATTGAACTATTGAGTCATCTCTGAACTTCCTTGACTCAATGCCAACTGTAGCAAGCTTCACTTTATCATCTTCACTAATGGTTGGCTTGACTCTGAAGTGTTTCCTCCTCCTCTTTTTCTGAATATCGCTCTTTTCAG